TCAACAATCGGTCTCTGGAAGATGTTGTTGATTAGAACAACACCATTATTAATAACTTCTCCAGATCCTCCATCACCAGATTTGGTGGTTACAATTCCTGTAACATCTTGATCATTTTGTTGTAGTGTAAACGTCTTTCCAATACCAGTAAATCCATCCGAGATATCATCAAATACGAAGTTTGTTGTTGGATCTTGTCGGTTAAAGATACGTCCAGCAAAACTGGATTGTGTAGAAATACCAGGTTGTAGAGTGTTGACACCTACAGGTCCATATGGAGGATCAATGAAGTGAATTACATCTTTAACGATGTGGAAATCACCGGCTTTCATGGTAACAGCCGCACCGACTGTGTGTGCAGCAGCTGAACTACCAAGAACACCGCGATTTACAACAAGAACATTTGTTGATCCAAATCCAACAGTAGTAATCTGCAAGATTTCACTGTCAATTTCAAGAAGATCGTTAACAGTAATAGATGTAACTCCAACAACTTTAATCGTAGTTGATCCAACACCTACGGCTTCAGTAAGAGCGACACCAACGTTCCTCTTATAAAGAGGCGACTGAATAATTCCATCAAGATCAATGATAACTCTATTATCTGGGTTAATTACATCGAATGAATGTAAAGATCCAGTTCCAACTGAACGGAATGTAAGTGGTTCGTTGTTAGTGACAGCAGTGTTTAATCCCGCCAAAGAGAAGTTATTGTTGTCAATCTTGATGACAAAGAGTTGACTTGGTAAGAAACTTGTGGAAACTCCACCGATAACTTTGTTTGTGGTTTCAATACCAACTCTATTGTTTCCATATACTTCATTACCAGGATCATATTTAATTTTCTCACCAGTTTGGAAATTATGATTATTAATTCTAATAATAGAAGATCCTACAGAAATTACAGAGGAGTCGGATCCATCAAACGCCTTGGTGAATGGAATTTCACTTCCGTTATTTGTAGTGAGTCTAAATGATGTTAGACCAACCAGTAAAGCACTTGTAGTTGTTCCAATTCCTGTGAAACTTCCAGAGATATCATCAATATTATCAACTTTGTTAGAAACAATATTGATAAATGTGGTGATCTTTTTGTTTTGGAATGTAATAAACTTAGAAAGACCGTTGGAAATTGTTTCCTCTGAGGCAATGTCAAAATCATCTCTAGTATAGAATGATTTCAAGGTATCAATGTTAATGAACAGGGAAGTATTAGCTGCACCAGCAGTAACTCTTAAGTCTCTACTTCTAGCAAAACCAGCAGTAGAATTAGAAGAAATTACAAGATCGGAGAACTTCTTATATCCTGTTGGGTGAATAATACTTTCAACGGGATCCTTCCAAGTTTTTTCCTGAACCTCACTCTTAATAGAATATGAGAAACCTTGGTAGTAATCATTATCTTCCAGTTTTTGGAAGTCATTATTTAATTTACCAGTGTCTTTTTGCCAACCCTTTGGTCTTTCGGCTTTATATCCAGTGTTGAAGAACTTCTCATATGATCTTACATCAACGACTGTTCCTTCTGCACCAGAAACAGATCCCTTGATAACATGACCATTTCCAATTTTAGAATTCGTATTTTCAATTCGTAAAGTATTTGTGATAGAACTATATCCATCATTCTCAAATACAACACCAGACCCATTTGATCCATAGGTGACGTTTTCACCACTCAAGAACTCATCAGCTTCTACCTTTACCTCAAAAGTTGGCAGATCTCTTCGTCTAATGACTCTACCAGCACTATTATTTGGATCAAAGGTTCCACCAGTTGTTCCAAGTCCAGTAATTGAATAAGTAATTTGTGCCGTGGTTGGATTTCTAGTAGCAACAGTAAAGAACACATAGTCATAATCATCAGAATTATATCCACCAGTTGTTAGAGGAGATGTTGTAACTCCAACACCTTCTACAAAGATCTTGTCCCCAACCGCAAATGGGAAGTTAGATCCATCTGCAGCCCAACCACCTGTAGGTTGAGAGATTGTTAAGAAATTAGTTGATCCATTTGAAGACGCGGTTACAATACCGATACCATTACTGTTTCTAACCGCAAATATTCTTGCAGGATTAGAAACATCATTAAATCCACGAGCACTACTAAGAATATCAACAGAATCAACCGATGTTCCTTCAAGATTTGCACGAAGTTGAATATCTGGTCTACCAACTACAACGATATCTGGGGGTGTCAGATAATTTCTTCCAGTCGTTACAACTCCAACCTCAGTAATCTTATAGTTCTTCGTTAAAGTAACAAAATCTGGAATATCAATCGTTGGTTTTACCGATTTGTCTGATGGATAATCAAAACCAATCTTTACAACTTCATCAAATCTTGATTTACCAATGTTTTCATCATAAACACGAAGAACAGCATTGAAACCTGAGGTTGTTCTTACAGTGCCGATTCCAGGAGACTTCTCATAACCAACACCAGAGAAAGTAACGTTAACTTCATTGATTGGACCAACAGCTGTAGGTGAGTTAGTTACATATTTGAAAGTAGTAATTCCAGATGATGTATATGAAGAAGATTCTGGTTTTTCCTCAACTTGATACTTGTATTGAGTAATAGAAGTTGTTGTAATTCCAAAAGTTCCAGAATATACACTATTGGCAACTACGATTTTGGAACCATTGACGACATCTTTATCAGGAACACTATCTCTCTTTGATACATCAATGGTATCAAGATTGGTTGGGATTAATCTATAGTATAGAACAGAAGGAACATTTTCGGAAAGTTTGAGATTTACTAAAGATCCGGCCGAACCAGATGTTCCACTTCTAGTTACTTCGGTACTAATACCAAAACCATCATATCTGTTGATGAAGTTTTGATCCTCAAAGAACTCAAGTCTAAGATCTGACAAACTACCATCAGAAACAGCAAATCCAATAGTTCTGCCTCTAGTGGCAGTTATCAAAGGATTAATCTTTGCAATCTTGTGAGTACCAGATCCAAAAGTTGTAATACCAATATAATTGTCGTTAAATCTTACAGCATCAGTGTAATTTGTTGACAGTCTGAATCTATTATCATCGACCTTTTTAATATAATATTCGCCTTTGTTGATAAGAGGTGATGCTGGATTTGATGAAATATAAAGTACTTTGTCACCACTCTCAAACTCATGGTTATTGATTGTAATAATAGAAGATGAAGTACCGACTCCTACAGCAGAAGTTGTAAAATACTTTGGATCTACAATTGTTCTTCTAGCAACAGTATCATATTCAATAGATTTGGATAATGTAGAACTTGGTAGAACATTTACCGTTACTTTATCATTTGTTCTCAAATTGTGGCTAGTACTAGTACCAACGGTGACATCATATTTCTTTACAGAACCAACATATTCTTTGTTCTGTGTTGTAAATGAATGTTCTACGCCAGTATCATTTTGAACTGGTAAGAAGTATAGAGATGTTGAAGTTGTTCCAATTCCAGCTTGAGTTGTTGTGATACCAAGGAGATTTTGACCTTTATTAACTGCATATACAGTTTGACCATCAACAAGATCAAATGGATTTGCTAGGTTTAAAGTATTCGATACAGTTAAAGCTACTCCAACAAGTCCTCTACCATAGACCAGTTTTTCTCCAGTTCTAAAACCATGATTTGTAATCGTAATACTATTGTCCGCAGTAGAGCCAGAGGGAGGTAATTCATGATTTGCAAGGATTGTTCCATCGTTTGATTTTACCCGTATTACAGTAGTTGTTCCAACCCCAGCAACAGACTGAACAACTACTGTTGTCCCGATACCGATAGAATTTTGTGGATTAAATACAATCTTCTTATTTGGATCAATAGACAGATCGGTTTTAACGCCAACGATAAAGGTAAACTTCCGTTCATCTACCGTCAACAGTTCACCAGCCGCATGGGAAGTTACAAGTCCTGCTTGACGACGAACTCTATAGTTATTATTTCCACGATCAATAGACAGAACGCGAAGTCTTTCTGGGGTCGATCCTACGATTAATACATCGTCTACAGAAATTGCATCAGATGATCCAGAAAGTTCCAGGTTGAGGGTTGTGGTAATTCCTGTTACACCACTTGTACCAATACCAACATCAAGTCTAGCTGTTACAGAAGAAACTGCAATTGTTCGTACACCTTCAATAAAACTGAGTTCACCAGTTCCAATACCACTTACAATTACAATATCATTGTTTGACAAATTATGAGAAGTTGTTGCAATACCAGTTACAACTTGATTATTATAGTTAAATGCGATGTTAGAAACCGTAGTTTCTGCATAGGAAATTTGATTAATTCCTTTTCCAACAACCGTTTTAATTTTTGCTGAAGCGGAGTTGCCACCAGATCCTTGATTGTTAAAGACCAGTCTTTCTCCAACTTTATATCCTTCACCACCATCAATTACGGTAACTGTACTAATACCGATAGGTTTGATAGATCTTACTGAAAGTTCTGTGGATTGTAAATTGTCAGTGACAAGATAATCATATTCAGATCCTACAAATCCAAATTTATATGGATATGTATTTCTTACAAGATTACCACTATTCAAAATAGGAAGAGATTGAATAGAAGATGGTTGATCATTAAATGAATTTTTCTTAAACTTAAATCCATTTAATACATATGGGAATAGAGGTTCCCTGTTACTTACAAACGGAATTTCAGAACTATTTGATGCATTAATTGTGCAGAAATATGCATATATCCCATTGGGATATTCAGGAGTCTTACAGAATCTACCATTATATTCATCTAAGTCGCCATCAGCTGTATAATTCCAATCATCTACAAAGAATCCAAGAGGATATATTGATGTTGGTGGTCTGTTTGACTTAGTATCTAAAGTATAACTTGGGATCAATCTACGAACAGTTCCACCAGTTGCTGACGAATATCCATATGGACCATAGATGGGAGATCCATCATAAGCCCAACCAACAATAGGTGAGTGAGAAACTGTTGACTTTTCTGTAAAATTATTTTCGATATTATCACCAAGAATCAATCTCAGTTTTCTTGATAAGTATGCATGAGTATACTTACTACCATAATCTGTATTTTGGCTTGGAACAACGATGCCATCATCATTTTCATTAATAGTCTTTTTGTACTTTTGTACAAGATCGACATTCCATTCCTTGACATCAGCTCTAAATTTAGCACCACTGCCGACGGGAGTTACTGTAACAGTTGTGTCTCTTTGTAAGTAACCTACTCCCTTATCTACGATGGTTATGGATGTGATGACACCATTAGTGACAGTAGGCAGAAGTTTGGCATACTTTCCACTTCCATTGATAATTAATGTTGGAGGAGTTACATATCCACCACCACCAGACTTAATTAGAGCTTGATTAATTTCGCCATTTAGAACTACGACATCAATCTCAGCTCCACTACCATTAGAAACGGTTACATTGGGTCTTCTATGTACGTTAAACGTATCAGTTACTCCATATCCACTTCCAACGTTTGTAATTTGAACATCACTTATCGATCCAGTACAAACAGGTTTAACTCTGGGATTTGAAATAGAAGTATTTGCAACACCAGAAACTACATCAATACTTACATTGATGTCTGGATACTTGAATGTATGTGTACCAGCTCCAACCGATCTAAGGTTAACAAAACTATTCTTGTCAAAGTTTTGAACTGTGGATGTTGTACCAATACCAGCGTCAGCAACTCTAAATCTGTTTGTATCTACTTTAAGGACATAATAATTCGTCGATGCAGAAAGACCTTCGATTACACTTCCACTTGAAGAATACTCAACAAGATCTCCAGATTTAAATCCATGGTTTCTAAAATACACATAGTCATCAGATGTGTTAATACCGCTTCTAATATCGTCAGAAATTGAAGATGGTGGATAGATTACAGAATTTACAGTTGTTTTTCTGTTTGAATATCCAGATCCAGAATTTTCAATTACAATTTTATCGATTACATTTCTTTCAGTTGTGGCTCTAAGTGTATTAGTACCAGCAGACTTACTTGTCAGGTTGATTGGATTTGATCCAGCCAAAGCATCATCATATCTGTTCATTAATTGAACAATTGTATCACTTACCTTATGAACATAATAAAGTGATCCATTAACAAGACCACCAATGGAAGCATAGTTGTCTGCCTTACTATAAACTACAGATTCACCATTAAAGAAGAGGTGATTTGATCGGAATATAATTTGATTACCAGAGGTATTAACATCAATATCTGCATTAAATGTTTTTGTGTTTCTCTGTGGTCTAAGTCTTGCAGAGGCTGTTGCACCAGAACCATTACCACCAGTAATTTTTACAGAGGGAACTCTTTTAATATCATATCCACCATAAAGCAACTCAATAGACTTGAAAGTTCCATTTTCAACAACTGCATATGCAGTTGCTCCAGAACCAACCGTATCACTAATGTGAATGTTTGGTGGATTGTTTACATCATATCCAGATCCACCATTTTCAACATCGATATTCTCCACTGATCCGTAATAGATCGAATCTCCAGATCTATTTGAAAGAATTTCAACACCATTGTTGAACATTCCAATATTTTCATTTTTAAGGGGTTTATCAAATTCTTTAAGTTCTGGTGTTACAGGGAACTCTCTTAAGAAATTTTGATATTGTAGTTTTGTATTAGAAAGTTCTAGTGGAAGGATGTAATGGGTTGTGCCAGCTGCAGTAAGACTGATAAATCTCTTGAAAGATGCATCAGAAGAACTATTCGAAAGAGAAATCGTATCTGTATCAATTCTAGTTACAACATAAGTGGTTCCTGATATCAGTCCACCAATCGCACTAGTTTCGGAAGAATACTTAATCAAATCTCCATTGTAGAATCCATGATTAACAATACCAATAGTAGTTCCACTTACATCACTTGATTGGAAGGTTTTTCTTCTATTAGTTGCATAAATTCTATACGATGGCAAAGAGCCAGAAGTTACATAGAACTTTTGTCCATCAACATGGGAGTACGTGTTTTGAACATTTGATAAAAATGCAGATACACTATTTGATGATGAATTACTAGAAGCAAAATTTAGATTTCTTCTTACACTATATGTTTTAGATGTATTAATAGAACCAGAGGTTATATTAATTTTAAATTCAAGTGAACTAATAACTTGACTTACTGTTCCCTCAACATTTGATGGAATTGCAGAACTCTCATCAATAAGAGTTACCGAATCCTCCAACTGAAGAAGGTGTGGGCTAACAGTAGTAACGTTGTTAGTTACTGTGTTAATAACCGATTTGTTAGTATCAACTCTTTTTGCAACTTTAGTTTTGGTTTTTAAGTTGTGTAACCAAGAATTCAGTCTATAGTTATTAGATGATGATACATTACCTAGTTTTTTTGGTACAATAACATCATTTGAACGCAGATAACCAACGTCGTCCAGATCAACACCAGAAACAACCGACGTTAGTCTAAAGTAGACTGGTTTTGTGGAATCGCCATCTTCAAATGCATATACGGTTCTCAATCCTCTTACAAATTCCCCATCAGAGTAAGAAGATGTGATACCTGTTACACCAAAGAACTGATTTGAAGATTTACTTGTATAGGTAGCAATCCCTACCGTTTGACCAGCACCAACGTACAGTGATCCCGTGTTTCCAAAACCAAGGGTTGAATCTACGGTCACCACCGTTGCGCCAATGGCTACATTTTTCAATAAAGTAGAAGAACCAGTTACAACAAACTCACCAACTTCAGATCCCTTACTTAAACTAATGAGATAATACTCTTTATTATTTCTCTGTTGTCTCTGAATATTAAATATCGACCCAGTTACTCCTTCGTTATCAGTTTGATACAAGGTCTGTCCAATAACCTTTGTTGGATCACCACTGATGGCTTCTACAATTAAATCATCAGTTACTAGATAGTCTGCATCAGATGGTGCAATCAAATATTCAATTGGTTTAATAACTTCCGATCTCTCATTGTAGAGAACGTTGAAAAGAATTTTTACGGCTTCATCCGTTCCCTTCGAAGCGTAAAAATCTTTAGCCTGACGTAAGAAATTAGCTTTGTCTACTGCATTATCGAGGGTTCTATCCTCAAATCCAGGCAGAAACTGTTCTTTTGTCTTCTTCCAAAACTCTTGCAGAAAAAGATTGCTGAGATTTTGAACCCTAGCTGACGTAATGTGATCAGATGCGTCAGAACTTGTGAATACCAGACTTTCTGGTTGATTTGATTTATGTAAACTCTCTACACCACTAAATCCACGAACACATCCAGTAAATGAGGTCGCAGTTTTCCCTGTATATGTGATAATCTCATTACCAATTTTCAGGAGACCATATTTTTCTGGCCATCCAGTCGTAGATACTACATTAATGGTGTCGGTATAAGAACTTACCGCACTAGTACATGTAGTAAACCCGACAAGATTGTCGTTACCACTAAAAGTCTCTACTTTTTGATACTCATTTAAATTTGTAATGATATCAATTGGACCACCTTGATATTCTTGTGCAAGGTAGTATTGTTTTAAGAAATCAATGAATAGTGGACTTTCTTCTTGTACAAAAGAAGGTAATTGACTTCTAACGATCTGATTGATCTGGACTTTCTTGGAAGCGGTGTCGATCATTATTGTCTAATATATTTTCCGTTGGAGAAGCTAGAAGTGGAGATGAACCTAGTACCTGAGGTATCAGCACCTGTAGAAATTAAGTCTTCAACTGTACTAATGGTACTATTGGCAACAGAAAGTTGAACATAGAGATCTCTCAAACCGATGATATCGTTAGATTCAGGAATGGCTTGAACTTCAATCACATTGTTATCTTTAACTGTTGACAAAATCCTTATTGTATCTATAAGGATTTCACCAGTGTCATATCTAACAGTTCCAATATTGTTTCTTACAACTTCAACACCACCAGTTGAACTCATTCTGAATAGGAAGATACGACCTCTTGTCTCACTAATATATGCATCAGCAATGTACAAGGTTCCTCTAATTCCATCTACCGTAAATCCAGTAGATTTAATATTATAACCTTCTCTACGATTGTGGAACCTGTTACCATAACACAATTCATACTGAGCAAAGTTTGCAGTGTCTGCTTCAAGATTTCTACGAATGATTACTTTCGTAATATTTGATGTAATTGCAGTATCTGTATCATCAATAATTTTTTGAGCCTTACTATACTTGAACCTACCACCAAATTTGTTCAAATCTGAAGAATTTGAATAAGTGTTTAGAGAATTGGTAAGTTTTGTTTTTAAGTCAGATGTACTGGCGGTCATATTTGAATTATAATAGACCGTACTGTCAAGTTCAACAAACAAGTACTTAAGATCAATCAGTTCTGGTCTAATTCCAGCTACAGAATAACCCTTTAGTTTCTGTAAAATTTGTCTTTTATCAAAATCAGAGACAAACTGACCCATTTTGGGTTTAATAGAGACAAATACCTTACCAAACTGAGGTGGTGTTGATTCTTCACCGCCATATGCAGTTACACTTTCTGCATTTGAGTAAATTGTAGGAATAATAGCCTCATAATCATTTGCGGTAACTGCACGATACTGAGACGCATAAACTCTAGGCGCTAAATTCTTGATCGTACTAATGTTTTCAATCTCCGCGCCATTTCTTGATGGTTGATTTGTGGTGATTTCCGAAATTCCAGTAGTAATCAATGCACCATCATTGTCAACTAACTTACCAGCAAAAGCAAAGTTAGCTACACCATTACCATTTGGACCATCACAAACAATATAAGAAGATTTAACAACATTACTGGAAGACAACTTCTTACCAATTACACCATCCCCGAACAACAATTCATATTTTTCATCCTGAACTTCCTGAATCAGGAATACTTCGGATGTAGTTTTGATACCAACAATATTATCAACTTGAGAATAGACTTTTTCGGTGGAAGAAGATGCCGTGTCTTTTACCTTTACTACAAGGGTTGAAGTATCAACAAATGGGTTTGGAAGAATAAACCTTTGATTAGACTGTGAGGCGTCTACGATGAATTCTTTTGTCAGGTATGTACCCTGTTTGATATCAACAGTGAAAGATGCGATTCCATCAACAACGGGAGAAGTTACATCTTCAGAAATTGCAAAGGTATAGTTCGTATTTGCAAAGTCTCCGATGGCCACAAGACCCGCCTTGAGGGTTATACTAGACTTACTAGTGCCAGTACCCAAATTAACGAAAAAACTCACATTTGCGGTTGAAGCTCTTCTTGAAGAAGGCACATAACCAATATTTCTAGCTAATGCAGTTACATTTTCACGCAAAGTAGCGCTATCAATAAACGCTTCATTTGCAACCATATTAGCATTATAGTTCGTAATGTACGAATTATACGCTAAGGTGTCGATAAGAATAGATAAGTTTGATCCCTCAAAGTCAAAATCAGTAAAATTTGAGTTTGACCTCAAATATTCGCGCAACGACGCTTTAATTTGTTCAAAATCGAGGTTTGTATATTGGGTGAACGCCATTATTCTCTAGTTGGTTGAAGAATGAATGTGACTTCTTGTGTCGGCAATGGTAATCCAATAATATCGTAAGTGATTTCTACCGTAATTTCATTAGTATCGGGTGGATGAGACGCCAAAACCGATCTTAAACTCACTCTTGGCTCAAAATTTTTGATAGAAGTCTCAATTTCAACCTCTAATCTTGTCAAAATATCACGATCAGCGGGTTCGAAAATACTATTTCGAACTTCGGAACCAATTAATGAGTTAAATGGTCTCTCAGTATTGATCGTTTCGACAAGATTTCGGACAGATCTCTTAATTGCATCCTCGTTGGTGATCGCAACCACATCATTAGTTACAGGATGCCTTCTAAAAGACAACGAAATGTCTTTAAATCGACGTGATGTGCGAACGACAGGCATCTAACGATACAATTTTTCTGCTATATTTATACTATTCATGCCAACGTTCAACGAAGTCATCAAAACCACCAGGGCCTCCGCATGGCCTTGACATCCTATCTTCAGGGACTCCATACTTTTTCTTTTTAGCTTTGTCTAAAAGTACATCAGAAGAAGGATGAGTGATCAATCTCATCCCACTTTTGATAAAATCTTGACCTAAGTCCACTGGATTTTGTGCCATTTTCTGTCTTTGTAAGGAAGAACAGAACTTTTTAAGGGGTTTCTATCCCTTCTTCAGGTGTTTTCCAGAAATATTCGTCCGTATCACCCAATCTACCCCATCTTACACCGTTCTCAACCTGGTAATATTTGGTAGAAACCTTGAAATCGGGGATTTTTGGTTCCTCTGGAGTGATTGAGAGGTCAAAAATACGCATCCTGTTGTTTGGATAGAGTGCAAATTGACCATTTTCAAGCTCAATACAGTTATGAGACTTGTGTTCGTCTGGAATTTCACTCACGTTACAGTTAGTTATGTCCACATCAGGATGAAAATTATCCAATGTAAACAAATATTCACCTTTCATT